CTTGGAATCGTTAGAAAAACTATTCATATTGGGGGGGGGGGTGTTTTTAAGGTAGTTCGGTACCTTAGAACCGAGTGGTGAGAAAAGATCAGACTCCCAACCACCATAAGTCTCGTAAATATCTTCAAGATCTTCATAGGTATGGAAAGACACGCCGGGGAGGTGTGGCTTAACATTACCCATAAATTCCTTAAAGACTTCACGTCCATGGAAGAATAAGAACCGTTGGGCAGTCCTTATGTTCGTTATCATTGCAAGGTGATGATCATCACACTTGCGGATCCAGTTGACCAGTTCATATATCACTGGCAGTTGTAGTTGAGCGACGTAAAAGCCACCCAAGCGTCCAATGCTATTCTTTAGAAATGTAGTTTCTTTTAAAGACCAGTAGGCGCGTAATTCTTCTTCTTTAGTTCCAGCTGTGTAGCCGAGACCAAGTTTCTTGAAATATGCGCTTGTGGTATGAAAATTAAACCATTCAAGTGTTTCTCTTGTGACAGAGACCACATGATCATCTCCAAATACTAAGCATCGAACTCTTTCGGTGTAGGAGTGGTGGCTTCTAAGCTCAACTGGAGCGACGAGATAGTAGGAGAGGTAGATATGGGAGTAGATGACTAGACTGTTTATGATAGTGGTTAAAAAGAATCCAGACATGATGCCCATATAGGTAGTGAAGGCAAATGAGCCAGCTTTGTGGAAAACGGTTAATCCGGATAGTCCGAGACAGATAATAGTCTCTCGGAGTTCGGGATCATCAGTTATCCAAGCGGCGATTTCCTCCATTATCATATTGGTAAGAGGGCGGAGAGGGAATGTTGCATCAAATGATACACCATCACCATCAAAGCAAAAGGCGGAGTTCTGCAGCATATACATTATCTTATCATGCCACTCACGACTGTAGGGGTTAATTCCTACAGCCACGGGTGAAGCATGTTTATGTAAAGAAAAGAAATGCGAAGCAAAGCGACCAAAATATTTGTTCATAAGAATTGTATGTTCAGCGGGGTAGACATTAAAGACGCGAGTCTCGGCAGCCAACACACGCTTGTGTTTTCGACGTTCATCTTTCAATGAGTCAATAACAACTTGGGGTACAATCTTATGATCATTTACTTGGATCTCAAGAAGATCGACTTTTGCTCTCATGGTAGGTGATTCTATTCGGTAGAAACCATCAGTATGCATCTTTATGTGGGCACGTTTACCGTCAGGTGACGTTGGGTAACCGTTTCCACAAGATGTTGATAGTTCGATACCTGAGCAATAGGGGATAGTGGGGTCTCCGTTGAGAGATTGTTGTTCGGTGAGAATACCGCGACGTATGCCAGTTTGAAGTGACAATACATCACGGACAGCAACACGAGCGACTTCAATGAGTTTTGGTGAGAGAACGGCGGCTTGTGGAATAGCATATTTTTGTATGCCTTTCCAGAGCGGGGATAGGCCGGTGGTATTTCTCTTATCTTTCATCGAAAGCACGCATGGAGCTGTTGTTGGAGGATAAATGAGGTTGTGGAGTGGTGAGGGGCGGATAGATGTTTTGTCGTTGTTGAACGAAATCTCTTCGCGACTCATGGTG